TTCTCCACCCTGTCGGCTTGTGAGCTGAAGTGATCGTTGGCTGAGGGGGTCGGCCACTTCATCTTCGGCAGTACACCCTGAGCCTCGAATGGGTCTTTGCCGTTCAGCATCGCTGTTGCTTCTTCCCTTGTCATCTCCCCTGCCATCACCTTGTTCCTTAGTATTCTGACATTGCCCTCGCTCGGTCTTGTGTTCGCACAGGGGGTCGGCCACATCTTCACTTGTTGCTCCAACCCTATTTGTGCTAGCCTTCCTGTTTTCTTGTCGTAAACTCTTTGACCTAACTTCGGTGGCTTCCCATCCTTGTCCACAAGATTCTCTGGGTTTATTCCCGAAGGATTGGCTGACGGAGTTCTCCACTTCACTGAATCCGCTAGGTTCAGAGAGTGTGTGCTCTTGCCATCCTTGGATAATCGCCTCCCTGATTTTGGGTCTATCTCCGCATTCGGATGTTCGTTTTCCTGAGTTGTTGGGGTAGGCCACAATCCAGATGCGATCCCTTTGGTGAGGTGCGCCAACGGCACTAGCGGGTATGCAATGCCACTCACACATATACCCGATCTCGCAGAGATTTTGTAAGACCAAGGTAAGGCCTTTAGATCTAAGGGCTGATACATTTTCAATAATTGCCCACGTTGGCCGTACATCTCTGATGAGGCGAAACATCTCTGACCACAGCCCTGAGCGTTCTGCCTTGATGCCTTTTCCTTTTCCTGCAACTGAGATGTCTTGGCAAGGAAATCCCCCTGTGATGACTGTCGGTATAGTTCCGTCTGCTTGGAGTTTTTCATAAGTCAATTCCTTAATGTCTTCATAGATTGGTACATCAGGCCAATGCTTATTCAGTACCAGTTGTGCTTTCTTATCGAGTTCGCAAAACGCAACAGTTTCAAAACCACCAGTACGCTCTAGCCCTAATGAAAAACCACCAATACCTGAAAATAAATCTAATACTTTATGTTTCATTTTCGCATTTCAATAGAGACAGCTGCTCTCAACCAAGTTGACCAAGTCTCTACATCCGTTTCATCTTTAGGTTTGTTCAGAACTGATCCATACTTTTTGAGCACACGGCTTGTTGCATTACGCAATTCTTCAGTGTTTGCTTTTTTTAAAAAGTTCACAGTGTTCTGTCGCTCTTTCTTTATGTACGCTATTTCTTCATCAGAAATATGAAACTCCGAGTGACCACCGTTCGCACTTTCCCTAGACTTATCACCTCTTTTTTGCCGTATTCGGTTGTACGCATCTAAAAACCAAGGCAGTCTAGGTTGAGTCGATGACTTTTCAGTAACAACTGTTGCAACTGCTGCCTCTAACATATGAGCGTCTTTGTTTATTAACTCACGCTGCCAATCCGCAGTCTGCTCAATTGTTGGTTTAAAATCTGGGTAACGACCCAAAAATCTTTCCCAAAACTTTCTATATTCATCTTGATTCATTTTTATCCTCCTTTATTTTCATTAACTCTTCAGCCATACCACGAATATGTTTAATAAGCCAACTCTGTGAGTATTTTCCGCTATTTAATTTAACTCTTATCTTTGTAATGTTTTCTTGACTGTATTCCAAATTAACCTCCATCCAGTATCTTATCTAACATTGCCATTTGATCAGTCGTGTCTACTTGTTCATCTGACCATGACTTTGGATCATCCTCCCACACAGCGTCCTCCAACAATCTCTTGGGTCCACGAGCGTATTTACCTTTGCCTTGATCAGAGTTGTAGTAATCCTGAAACGCTTTAATAACTAAGTCTGGTTCAACTTGCGTCAACACTACATCTTTCCAGAGCCTGAAGAAGCTTCTCCACCCCTGCTTCTTAACTACTGGTGCACAGTCAAATGCTTTCCTAGCATCAGCTTGACCTAGAGTTGCTGCATTGCGGGGAGAAACAGGTGGGGGGCTTTGAAGCGAGGAGGAATCGACTTCTCCACTGCCCCACCGTTTCCGTGCTCCTCGTTTACCAGCTGCGACTTTCTTAGAATAAACTTCCTGAGCCTTAAGCCTCTCTTCCTCAAGCCTAAGGTTTCGCCGAAAGCCATCGGCTGATATTGGGAACTTTTCCTCAAGCATCTCTCGGTGCTGGTTGACACCATGAGATAACGCTTCCCATTGTTCGGGGTCACTAGGGATACTTCCCTTATCCCATTGTATAGCTAATAGTCTTATATAGTGACCCACTGCATCTGCTTCCCAACCCAAAGTTGCGATCAAGAAGTCTGATACATATAACGGCATCCATGCTTTTACTTTGCGTTCCATTATTCCTCCTAATGGTACTTTACTCGTTAACCTTTTTATCTACAACCCACTTAGCAACGTCCCGCATATCCCACCGTGTTAACCCGTTTAGTTTTATAGGCTCAGGGAACTTACCCTGTTTAACCCAACGGTAAATTGTTGAATTAGATTTAACACGGAGATAACTTGCAACGTCATCAATAGTCATATAAATACTAGAATCAGAATGGGAGATCGTCATCTATAACACCCACTTTCCCCGATAGGTTTTGCTCGGCAACCACTTCTTCAATAACTGTAAAGTTTGATTCATCAGTAATATGTTTTGCATCTTTTACCTTAGTGTACATACGACCGTTAAACTCTTCTTGAAATGTTTGAAGTTTGCATTGTGAGCCTATTATTTCGTAAGCTGTGCCCACAGATGTAAGGAATATTTTTACAGATTCTGCATCACCTGATATTCCTAACGCTGCTCCCCACCTATCCCATACAAAGCTAGGTGCAGACAAATTTATCCATTCTCTGACATAATTGTTTTCTTCTGTTGCTAGTACAAGTTGAATAGCTGGGTTACCCTTCTTGTCCTTCTTGATCTCAATAGCTCGAAGTTCCGCCGTTGTGTTAGTTAGTTCCATTACTTACCTTTCCGATGCTCGATCACATCGTTAATACTTGCGGCTATCTCAAATGAAGCGTTCATCTCATCCGACTTTACCCCTACAGATAAAACAGTTTTAATTGCAGCTTCTTCTAACATAGCCAGTGTTTCGTTGTCGTACTTATAGAGCTCAAATCGCATCGCAGAAACACCGCCAACCGAGCGTAGGGTTGCCAACCTTGTGAGTAGCCTCTCCCAAGCATCTTCTGGCGTGTGTTCCATGATGACGATTATATGCCCCATTCGACAACTCTCAATTACTCTTTTCCGTTTTTGACTCTTTTGGAGCCAACAATTTCAATGCCTGAGCATTTGTTAATTGGTTTAATGTTTCAAAACCCTCTTTACCTTGACCCTTTGCTGCCCATTTAAGAGTCCTCTTTAAATAACCGTTTGGGTCTTCACTGTTTTCAATAATCTTTTCTACTGCCAGCATGTTTTCTTTAGTAATCATTTCTTCTGGGCAATCATCAGTCATGTCCTCAGAATTATATAAATATGCTGCTAACCCAAAGTAAGCCATACATTTAACCATCGCTCGTTTTAAACATTGATTAACTTGACTTGGATTTGGCTCAGGAATAACTTGATTACTCCAGTTAGTGATCATGTAGTCTTCAGTGTGCACATAACCACACACCATAACTGAAACTCTGACCATCCCACGACCCTGCGGGTCATAAAAGACTGGGTAGCCGTCATCGTTGTATTCGTTTTCAAATGTAACATCAGGATAATGCTCCATCATAATCTTCCATGCGTCAGCCCAAGGAAGGTATGGGAAGTCACCCTTCTGTTTTAAATGCGGGTTCACGTTTACTTTAGACAGCGTGTCCCAAATTTCTTTTTTTGTTATTTTCTTTGTAGTCATTTTACTCCTTCCAAGCCATACTCTTCTGGGTCAACAAGAGCCCAACTAGGTAGACTTAGTTCTTTAATTTCGTCTGGATATCCGCAAAAGGTATCTAGCAGAGTTGACTCTGCCCAGACCCCCAATGCTTTATCTACTTGTCTTTCGCCTTCTAGCACAGCTGTACGATCCAGTGTGTAGCAAGCAACCGCATACGGTTTGTTAGTTTCAACAGCAATAAAGTTAAATCGCCAACCGTCTTTCCATGCATCAAACGCTCGCATGCCACTCGCCGCACGAATGTAAAAAGCAGCTTGTATATGGTAACCAAACTTTGCTACGCTTCTTGCAAAGCCATTAGGACTTGCGTCAGCCGTTGTCTTTAAGTCAATAACTGTCTTATCCTTAATAGCGTCAATCCTTGCCTTGCAAACTAAACCTGTTTTATCGTCTTCCCATAAATAGGTTTCTTCACGCCCAGTGTTAGCTAGTAAATCCTGTGCAGTTTTATTACGGTTAACTGCTGCGGTTACATTGACGCAGTTCGCTGCTTGATCAGCTTTAATGACTGCACGATCACCACTTGTTTGCATAAACTTTTCATATTGTGCTTTACCGTCTTTGGTTCGCCTGTTGATCTTTGGCTGGACGATCACTTCATTATCAAAGTTTTCAGGGTTAAGTATACTAGCGTGCACGGCTGTGCCCAAGCACATTGCGGGTGTAGGGCTTTTACCAGCGTTAAGATAAGCGTGGGCGTGAGCGGGTGATCTAAGTATCTCTTTAATGAGCGTCTGATTTACCGCTTTCATACTGTGGTATTCTGCTGCGGATATTTGCGTGGAGACTGCTTTACTCACTTTTACCTCCTAGCAACGCAAAAGCGTCTGCCAACATCCCTACAACTACTTTTTCGTCAGATGTAAGTGTGGAATATTCACTAGCTATTTCCATTAAATACTTCCTTCTGCTTTCGTTTTTTAATTGAACTGAATTAGTTTTCGTTAAAACAGTTTTTGCTTTTCGGTTCCGCATTCGCAGTGAAAGTTTTCGTGCGTGAACCATTGACGAAAATTTAACACCTGCAATCTCTGAAAGTGGTTTTAAAGATTTTGGGTTAGGAACATTAGCTCCACGAATCCAACTGCACGCTGATGCGTGTGTTACGTTGCACGCTCTTACGATCTGTTTCGGGGAAACTTTATTTTCTTGCAAAATACTTGCTATTGTTTTAGACATGATTAAATTTCCTTTCGTAAGCTGTTGCCAGTTTATTGACAGCTTTAACGTGAGAATTGACACGCTCTATTAGTTTGTCGATGTCTTCATCACTAATCCTTACCCCTCCCTTTTGCCAGTACCAATAACCTCCTTCAAGAGTAGGTGTATCGTAGGGCTGATAGTTAATTACCCCGTCTTCTATTTTAAGTTCTTTTCTAGTCATAATATCCTCCTTGTATTTATGAATTTGTTTATGCAATTATTGTAAAAGTAACATCTTTGTACAGCGGTCTTAAATTAAGTTCTTCTAAACTATATGCATTAGTATTTTCACCATCTTCATCAATGGGTCCTAACACTAAAACATCGCCATGAATAGTGTCTTCAATAGCATCATAGCGTTTAGTTGCAGTTAGCCACAAAATAGCTACAGCGTTAATTGGCAATTCTTTTATTCGACCTTCATCATTAACATACACATCACAATTATCACCTTGTCGGGTAGGAACTCTTTCAAAGTTACCGCCGACATATTTTTGAATGTCTTTGTAGTCTTCTACTGTCACGTTTTCTATCTTTCCACTTAGTTTAATCAAATGTCCTGTAATCATTGCTCACCATCCTTTTTTGGTAAAATTTTCTTGTAGCCGTTTGAAGTTAAACCTTCACCTAACTCGTTAATTAATTCAATTATCCATTTAATATATTTCATGCTAATTTCCTCCTTTAAAACCAGTGTTCGATTCTCATTGCTATATTTTGTTGGTGATCGTCATCGTAATCCCACGAAAAGATTTCTTTAACCACGGGGTCGCTGACTTTGTATCGTTTGACGGCATACTCTTTTACGCTCTCTAAACTATTGAACTCAGTCATTGGGATGACAGAGACAGTTCCGTTGGGCAAGTTACTAATTTCGTATCCGTTTGGTTCTTTTTCCATTTTTTTATCCTCCTTAGGATTTGGTTAATTCATTGAGTACATTTAGCACAAACGCACTCTTGTGGTGGTTCGCAACCAACCTCATTTATGTAACATCCAAAGCATAACTTTTTGCTTCCTGCCATTGATGGACAAAGATTTTTAATTGTGTAATTACATCCATCGCATAACCAATCTGTTTTACGCCATGCGTCACAGTCGTTTGGGGTTAATGGGTCTACTAGATTTGCTTCTAACATTTTTTTATCCTCCTTAGGATCGGTTCCACGGGCTCGGAAAGCGGGAGCTGCCATTTAGCACTCCGAGTGCTACGCCCCAAGGGGCTGGCGTTTCGACTAGATGCAAGCCACCGCATCTTAACTGTAATGAGCCCGTCCACTCATCTTCACGGGAAATCCCGTCACCAAAGGCTTAAAAACCCAGTAGTCGTGCTCCCACTTTAATTCGGAGCCCAAGGGGAGTATACACGAAAATGCATGTTGTGTGATGCTCTTTCAAAAAAAATCATACAATCTCATAATATTTTACATCCGATAGCACACCCATTAGCAAAAGCATAGCACAACCATTAGCATAACCATTAGCAAAACGATAGACCATCACAATCACAATCACAATCACAACAACAAGTACAAATACATGAAATAAATATGTTGAAACTTAGTTTTTCTGTTATACAATCGCCAACTCATGAAAGAAGAGATTTATGCCAAGCTTGATCAATATATTCGACTGATTCCGATGATGGGCAAAGTCGGAGCCATGAAAGAGGTTGGGATAAGCTCTGCTACCATTTACCAACATCGAACTACGTCCGAGGGGTTTGCAGCAGAAGAAGCACACGCCTACTCCGAGAGGCTTGATCGCATCGAACAAGAAATTGAGAATATAGCACTGGGAGTATCTGATGGCACAGCCGTTCAAGTCAACGCAGCGTCCATGATCCTCAAAGCTAATCGTTCAAATTACCACAACACTACGCATGTTGTTGGCTCAGGTGGTGGACCGATACAAATTGAGCAGAAGTTCGATAGACAGGTAGTCGAAGATGCTGTTAAACAACTTCAGGGGCAGATGACCGCACTCCCACCAGCTGAAGACTATGAAGATGCGGACATACTTTAAGAGGGGTTACCAATGGAAAAGTGCTGGGTTGAGTGTACAAGGTGTTGTAGTTTGGATATAATTTGGGTTCACGGTCATTCTCAATGTAGAATGTGTGGATTAGTATTAGATGCGTGCTGTAATGGCGAAAAAGCCCAGCAGTGCCCAGTGCCACAGACAATAGCAATAGAAGGAGACAAGGATGTTAGTAGCTAATGGAGGTGTCGTTGTAAAACGGGAAATAGATGAATTTGATGACGCAATAATTGGATATGCTGAACCAATAGCGATGAGTGGACCAGTGATAATCTATGATCGTCAAAAAATTATTGATATATTAATTACCACAGATGAAATGACCGAGCTTGAGGCAATAGATTACTTCAATCACAGCTTAGCAAATTCCTACATGGGTGAGGGTACGCCGATATACATGCATAGGGCAAACCGAGAACAAGTAAATGAATTTGCAAACTCACGATGAAGAGACGATTGAACTCACTGTACGGCTACGCCAAATGGCTGTCGGGAGTGATGAGGAGCAAGAAGCGGTCAAAGAACTATGCAAAAATGATCCCGTTGCCTTCCTTATGGCTGGAGGATGGACCAAAGTCGTTAAAGAAGTCGCAGTCGATGGCAATGAAAGACCGTCAGAAGTATCTACGCAGCCGTTTATTCCGTGGCGATCACAACGAAAAGTCTTAAGAGATGTTGCCCAGTGTGTCACAGAAGGTCGTGATATAGCATGGGCAAAGAGTAGGGAGATGGGTGCATCATGGCTCATGCTGTCTTTGTCGTTGTGGGGTTGGCTATTTCATGAATGGTCAGTGTTACTTTGTTCAAGAACAGAAGACTTGGTAGACAGGGCGGGTGACTTAGACTCCCTCTTCCCTCGAATTGATTCAATGGTTGAGAGGTTGCCTTCCTGTTTACTACCATGTGATAGGAAAGACATTCTTCCATCAGGTAAGTACCGTAGGCACATGGTGTTAACTCATCCTGCGGGTCATTCGATTGTGGGTCAGTCAACAACAGAACACATTGGTCGTGGCGGTCGGCGTACAGTTGTTATCTTCGATGAGGCAGCAGCACAAGAGAAATTAGAAGCAGCTTGGCGTTCAGCAGCGGATACAACATCATGTAGAATTGCCGTAAGTACCCATCTGTCAGGCAGTTACTTTACTAGAAGTATTTGGTCTAATGCTCTTGACTTAAAAGAACCAAAGCCAATCCTCACTACATATGTGGGTCATCCGCTTAAAGCAAGGGGAGGGGAATGGCGAACAGATGTAGACGGCACGATTACTGGAGAACCAGCACGAAGATACTTCTGGTCACCTTGGTTTGATCGTCAAATTAAACGGCGAGACATGGTAGACATCAGGGAGAATGTCTTAGCGTTGCCATCAACAGCTGGTAAAGGCTTTTTTCCATTGGCAAACATCGTTAGGTGTAGGCGTGAGATATTAGAACCAAGGCGTTGTGATGTAATTGACGGCGTGCTAGTAGATACTCCAAGTGGCAAGTGGAGAGTGTTTCGGGAGCCAACTTTAGCAAGCAAACTGGTGATTGCAGCTGACCCAGCGTATGGAACAGGTAGGAACAACTCAGCGGCGGTCATGATGGATGTAGATCGTAGAGAGGTAGTCGCTACCTATGTTGATCCTCACTGCTCACCCTACGAGTTAAGCCAGACAATGGCTCACGCTGGTCGAACATGGGCTAAGGGAAGGGCAAATCTATTGATTGGATGGGAAGTTAATGGTGCAGGAGCTGCAATGCACAAGGATTTAGAGCGTTTACATTACCCAGCGATATGGAAATCAAAGCGTGGTAGATATGGTTGGCTATCAACTAGGCAGTCAAAGCGTGAGTTGTTTGGCTCACTTGCACGGTCTATTGCTGATGGCACAGTGACAATACCAGATGCTGAAATACTAGATGAGATGGAAACTACAGTTGTGTACGACAATGGCGGGATTGGTCCTGCAAGACTAGAAATAGACAAGAGTTCAGGTGCTGCGGAAGCACACGGTGACCGAGTTGTTGCTATGTCGTTGGCGTTGTTGATGTGTGAAACATCGACTGGTCAATCAGATAGAGTAGAACCCGAAACTGGCTTACCAGATTTCTCTGCCAAAACAATATTAAAAATGGATGAAATTATGTAATTTTTTAGTTGACAGGTTTTTGTTAGGTGTGTTTAATTTACGATAAGTCTAATTTAAAAACGGGAGCATTAGATGGCACAACAGGTAGAAAGAGTAAAACCAACTGAAATTTTCCACGGGCAGAATTTAAACATATCAAGTTCTTCAGCTACAGTGCTGGGGGCTTCAGGAGACTTAGTAGCGTCAGAAGTGACTATTAAAGCAATGGTGTCAAATGCTGGCTCCGTTTATATTGGGTCTTCAACTGTCAGTGCAACAACTGGATTTGAACTTCGTGCTGGTCAGCAAGTGACTATTACAGCGGGTTCACCTAGTGATTTGTATGTTAAAGCCGCAACTGGTAGTGCGGACGATGTTTCATGGATCGCAACTTAAACAATTTAAGGGGGCGTTATGCCAAAAGTAGGAAAGAAAAAATTTGCTTACACTAAGAAGGGTAAAGCAGCTGCTAAGAAAGCTGCTAAGAAAACTGGCAAGAAGGTCAAGCGGAGCGGTTATTGAATAACAACACTCTCAATAATAACAATAATGTCATGAACTCAGTCGTTTTGCCACCACGGTTAAAGGACTTGTGTTTGTGGTGTACTACCTTTGAAGATGCGTATTCTCATGGTGCTAGACAAACAACTATGTACGATTTGTCAGGAAGTGGCAATAATCTTACTCAAGATGACTCTGACCATTTACCAACATTTGGAACAACGTCAGGTCAGTTTGGTGGTAGGAAAGTTATGAAACTAACTCATCCGAGTGGGGTTGCAAGTTATATAGAGAACACCGATATAGATGTGACAAGTATATTCGGAGACGCATCTTCAACAACAACTGATCCTGAGTGGACTTTTGTGTTTGTCTTGAATGAAACAGCAAATTCTCTTGGAACTGAAAAGTATTTTTCTCTTCAGGGTAGTGGTGGTCAGAACGATAAGCTATTTTTAATGAGGCATGCACAAGGTTCTGGGTTTAGAATTAACGGTAACGCTAACTATTTTGACACATCGCAAATTGATTTTACTCAGGGAACTGCTGTGACATCATTTAATGTCTGCACTGACGCTGGTTCAGACATGACTTTTGAACAATGGATTGGTGGGGTTGCGGCTGACTGGGATGACACTGATGTCGGGACGCAATACACAGTGGACCCGAACACAATGTTTGACGCAGTGGGTGAGACAGTTACATGCACAATAGGTGCTGAGATGGACGAGTCAGATATGTGGTATGGAGAGATTGCTGAAATACTTCTTTGGAAGGGTGCTCACACTGCTGCTGAAAGAACAGAAACTTTAAACTATCTACAAGATAGGTGGGATTGTTCCTAATGCTTAAGTTAGATAAAGAGCAATTAAGAAACGAAATTACTGCGGCTAGAGCATGGCGTGACAAGCATTTAGCTAGTTGGTCAGATCAAATTGAAAGGTTCTCAGGATCATCGTACAAAGACTCGTACACAGGTGCTGGTATGAGTCCATCGGGTGACCCAGAGAACTTTGCGTATTCTTATATTGGTCTTGTTTTACCTAAACTTGCTTATGATGTGCCAAGAGTAGAAATTGAGGCTGACGATCCAATTGTGGATGGCATGACAGCTGAACTGCTTGAGTCTGCTATGAACAGATGGTGCATGCGTTCTAGTCTTCGTAGATCACTACAGCGTGTTGCAACTGACATGCTCTTTACATGGGGCGTTGCGATGGTTACTCGTGAACCAGTAAAAAGCATGCGTAGGATTGACCCGCATCACATGGGCACATCGCCAAGAGTTTACAGAATATCTCCTGAGCATTTTATACTTGACCCTGCTGCTGACTCGTTTGAGGAAGCACGGTTTATGGGTCATAGCTACGCAGTTGATCATGATGACTTGATTAAGAAGGCAGAAGACGATGAATACTACGATCTTGAAGCAGTTAAGAAACTGACTACTGGTGGTTCATCAGGTGACTACAAATTTAAATACGGTGAAAGAAGAGACATACCAGACAGGGACCAAATCATTTGCACAGAGATATGGGTTCCTGAACATGAGCTTGATGACCATCCTAAAGATGGCAAGCACAATGGCACAATTTACATAATCGGTGAGGGTTCTGAAGGTGATGTTGAAATCATTGCAGAGCCTAGACCATACTTTGGTCCACCGACTGGACCATACACTATGTTTGGTGCGTACTGCGTACCAAGCGATCAGTTCCCACTTGGACCGCTAACCGCCGCAGATCAACTCATTCAAGAGTTGAACACACACTTGCGTTCAATGGGAACGTCTGCATCTGCTTACAGACGCATGGTCGCTGTTGATTCTACCGCAACCAAGTTTGCACAAGACATTGCAAATAAACCTGACCTCATGGTAGTACCTGTGGACAACTTGGATAAAGATAAAGTGGTGCAACTTGAAATGGGTGGAGTCACACAGCAACAGATTGGTTACACGGAGTTAACACAGAACAGGTTAGACCGTTTGACTGGGTTGTCTGAAGTTATGCGGGGTAACATTCACGGAGACACAACTGCAACGGAAGTTACAACTGCTGCAACATCGGCTGGCGTTAGAGTTAGTTGGTTGCAACAGCAGTTTGCTGAGTGTGTGTCAGAAGTGTTGTGGAATGTTGGTTGGTATCTATGGCACGACAAGGAACTTGAGATGCCATTAGGTAAGGAAGGCATTAAGGTGGCTGGATCACCTGTCAAGTGGAAGGGTGGTCGTAAAGACACTTACGCCGCTATGTCATTGAGAGTTCAAGCACACTCAATGCAACGTGTAGATGAAGCATTGCAACAGAAGCGTGTTGTTGAGTTGATTCAACTTGTTATGCAAATCGGTCAAATGGCTCCTGCTATGCCGTTTGTTGATTGGGGCAAGCTGTTAGAAACTGTAGGCGATTCATTGAACATGCCTGATCTTGACAGCATAATTAACTTAAAGAAAGCACAGCAACAACCAATGCAACAACCAGCACCAGCTGGAGGAGAGGCAGTAAGCCCATCAGCGTCAGTTGGTGACGCATTGTCTGGTGCAATGAGAGGCGTAGGAGCAGGAAGTCCTAGTGGGAGGGCTATCTAATGCCGATGTATGAATTTGTAAATGTAGATACAGGGGATAAGCGTGACTTCTTTTACAGAATGGACAACGCTCCTTGTATTGGTGAAATAATAGAACACTCTGGGGCACAGTGGCGAAGAGTCGTAAACTTTCAAGTAGACGCTGGTATGGAAACAAAGATACACGGTTATCCGTATGTATCAAGTGCCTTGCCACGAAACTTGGAAGGCTGTGATACAACAAGGCAAGGCAAGCCGATCATAACATCACGAAAACAAGAGCGTGAAGTCATGAACAGGCATGGCTATGAAAGGGATTAACCATGAGTGAAATAGAAAACAATGTAAGCGTAGAGCAGGTAGGCGAGAATGAAAATGTGGTTACTGAAGCAGCCAATGCACCGTCTACTCCTTCTGGTGCAGAGGTATCGTCACCTGCTGACGCTTACGATGAAGACGCAATCCTTGATGCAATACTTGCAGGTGAGGAAGTAGAAAAGACAGAAGCTAAGAAAATAGAATCTGTTGATGAAGTAATAGCAAACAATAGTGAAGAGGTTGCTGAGTCTGATGACGATATGCTTAGAGCATTGAGACGAGACGGTGTACCTCAAACTGTTATTGATCAGATAAGCAAAAACCCTGAACTGTTAGCTGAATGGGCAACCAAGGCTATAAAGCGACAATCAGATGTTGATGCTTATACTGAAAAGATGCGGGAACTCGAAGGAGTTACTGCAACAAACAAGTCGGATGTGTCTGAACCTACAGATGCTGAAGAAGAGTCCACCGAGGGAACCACTCCGTTGGATGCACTTGCCGATGAAATCGGTGAGGAAGCGATTGAGCCAATTCGACAAATGCAACAAGAGTTAACCGAACTCCGTGCACAACTTGATGAAGCAAATCGCCGTGTGGTTATGTCTGAGGTGCAGCAAGCAGTGGAGCAAGCGGCACCGAAAGTTCTAGCGAAATGGGGCAATGTTACTGCGGACAAAAAGTCTAAAGTCATTGAACGCATGAGCGAACTAGGAAAGGCACAACCGAGGACTTTTTCTAGCATTGATGACCTGATGCATGTAGCGGCAAAGCAGGTGCTTGGGGAGCCTTCGGTAACGAAGCGTTCTGCAACTCCTAGCCCACCAAAGAGAAGTGCAAAGATAGAGCGTACAGCGACTAAAGAAGAAGCTGAAGACGCTGCTTTGGATATACTTCTTGGCGGGGGAACAGTCGATCAAGCTAAGGCAGCAATGCGTTAATTATTTGACTATAAAGGAGGAATGTCATGGCTGGCACTCCTGCGGATAAATTCCGTGATTTTATGGAAGTAACAGGACCTGCATACTTAACAGGTGCTGATACTATCATCAACGAAGCCGTCAAAAGAAGCTACTTATGGGGCGATCTCGTTAAAGGGAAAGAACGAGCAATTCAAGGTGGAACAGAAGTTCGTGAAACTTTGATGACTAGTGACGGTGCAACTTTCCAATACTATCAACCAAATGAAACATTCACTTGGTCCAATCCTCAAGTTCTTGACACAGTATCCGCTGACTGGCGATTTGCTGTTGATCACTTAGCATGGACTGATCATGAAGTTGAACTAAACGCTGGTGACGGTCTTTCATCTGAAGCAATGAAAGCTGCATACAAAAGACTTAAACGAGCTAAAGAACAACGAATGGTTACATCACTCGTGAACGGTTTGGAAGAATCTCTATGGGCAAGCCCTTGGGGACAATCAAGTGAAATGGAATCAAGCTCAGGTAAAACACCTTACTCAATTCCATGCTTTATTACTGAAAACGGTAAAACAATTGGTGGCGAATACAAAGGATATGTTCCTGCGTTGGCTACTGGTGATTGGACAACTGTTGCAGGTATTGACCCTGACGATCAAGCTGTTTGGGGTAACCAAATTGTATTTTATGACAAAGGTTTGTCTGCGAATGCAGCAGGTGTTGAAAAGAGTTATGAAGAATATCACATTGACGAAAGTACAGACACAACACACAGTGTGTATGGTTTGATTACAGCGTTTGATGAAATGTTCTTGAAACTTGATTTCCGTGCTCCTTTTACGCATGCAGAATATTTTGAAAATCCTTCAATGAACCAACAGAAAATTGTTTGTTCAAGACGAGGCATCAACGAGTACAAGCGTGCACTTCGTGATTCAAATGACCGTCTAGTATCAATGCAAGACGCTGCATATGCATCACCTTCATACAGTGGTATTCCGCTAACCTATGCGTCACAACTTGACACAGCTGCTCTGTACAACACAGACGCTGACACAGTTGTAGACACATACGCTGGTCGTGCTGCATCTGAAATTGCTATTGCAAGTACAGCAGGCACTGAATTTGGTCTTACGACTATTGACAAAGGTGCTCGTTACTACTGGATCAATGGTGAGTACATGACACCATTTATTCACGCACGCCGTTACATGGTTAAACACGATGTTATGCGACATCCGAATCAACCATTCACTAACATTCAACCAACTGACACTTGGTGGAACTTGCTACCTAGCTCTCGTATGAGACACGGTATCGTTTCCCCTCGTGAAACAAGCTAATAAGGAAAGGAAAATATTATGAAACTTTCACCCATAGCAGGAATGCAATCAATCGGTTGGGCAACAGAAACTTTTGTTGGCAAAAGCGGTGAAGCTTCAGCGACTATTTCAAAAGGGCACATTGTTGAATGTACTCTTACTAAACTTGAAGAAGACGCTAATCAAGAAGTTAAACTGGCTACAGGAGATGGCTTCGGTATTTATGCCGTTGCTCTTGAATCTGTAGCAGCTGGCGAAGAAGGTCTGTTTGCTTTAAGCGGTAAAGTAGAAGTTATAGGCGGCGCATCAGTTTCGGCTGGTGTTCGCATCATGCCAGAAGCTGCTGGAGAAGCAATTGCTCATGTTGGCACAGGAAACAACAATGTTTGTTGTGGCATTGCAGTTGACGCTCTTACTGATGGTAATTTAGGCACTGTCTTGTTTGACGGATTCCAAATAATTACTGCTCAGGACCAAACTCCTGATTAAACCGAACCAACTGGTTCCGAACGGGAGGCTTTCTTCGGAGAGCCTCCTACTCGCAACCATTGAGGGAATACTATGACACTTACCTACGGTCAAATTAGAGATGCAATAAGACTTGCAGTTGGCGGCGATCCTTCAACAGTTGGAGGTGGCACAGCGACTGTCAATGATCGTATTGCACAAATAGCAAACCACGCTGGCGAACACTTGTTCAATAGAGCGTGGAGGTTTAGAGAGCGTACAGCGTCAGGCTTAACTATTGAGTCAGCTGAGAACACTGGGGCTTACATTGACTTGCCAACAGATTGTGGCGAGATCATTGCATTTGAACCAGCAAACTCTTGGTCAACATCGTTAAGCTTTGTTGATCCTGCAACATTTCAAAGATTAAAATCAACTGGTATTGAGCCAGAGATGAGTTACATTGTGACACTAGTGTTTAGTGGTTCAACACCAAGACTAGATGTCTATCCTTCACCACCAATAAATACTTCAAACAGTTTTTTTGTTCGCTATCGTTCTGATTGGACTGAGTTAACGGCTGAGAACATGGATGGCTCTACAACACCTAGCACAACACTTTCTATTGCTGCGTATGTTGAGCCGTTGTACATGGAATATTTAAGAGCGTTTGCTGAGGGTGGCGAGGATGGAACAACACAGCAAAGGATTGCTGTTATTGACACGGGAGTAATCTTAGACCGAGCCCTTCGTAAAGACGGCACAATGGTTCCAGACTATGGTCCATTGCCTGCCGCTGGGGTTAGATCAACAGGACAGACTTACGCAGCGGGAACAGTTGACGCACCTGCTACAAGTAACATTGTTTGGAAAGGCACATGGTCTGCTTCTACTACTTACGCTAAAGACGATTTAGTTCATTACACAGAAACTGGGAACTCTTACATTTGTGTAAACGCAAACGGTGCAAGTGGAGACGGGCAGAATCCTACATACAGTTCATATTGGGAAGTATTTACATCGAGTTAAACTATGGCAACACAAATACAAGTACGAAGAGATATAACAGCTAACTGGAGTTCGCAGGTTTTAGCTGAAGGCGAGATTGGTCTTGAACTAGATGCTGCAATAGCAGACGGTTCTAAGGTAAACGGCATTAAGATCGGTGACGGGACTACGGCATGGTCTGCTCTTGAATATGCATCGTTAGTGTTTGAGCACGCTAACACGGTTGTAGATGGAGACAATAACACCCTGTACATTAAGGGAAAAGGAAGTCAATCTGGAAAGCTTGTTTTGGTTGAAGGCAGTGACGCTGATGTTTTACTTTCAATTGCAGATGATGGCACAATCTTGTTTAACGAAGCTGGCAGCGGTCAAGTTGACTTTGGTGGTGGTAGCAATAGCACAGGCGTAACAATACAAGCTAACGGTGACATTGAGATGTCTGCCGCAAGCCGTCTTGAAATGGGTTCTACTGTTGCTGGTTCAACTTCAGCTGGATCAGGTGTAGAAATGACAACTGAAACCAATTACGGCAGAGTTCATCTTAAAGCTAACTCTAGTGCTAATGATACTGATGATATGATTACAGTAACTAAAAACACTACTGCTAACTTTGTTGTAGAGGCAGACGGTGATGTTGCTTGTACAGGCGTTACTGCATCTGACAATATTACTGCGGCTGCTGGGAAAAAAATAGAAGCTGGAACTTACACTTCTGATGGTAGTGATTCAGGAGTAAAAATTGAAGACAACACTGATCATGGTCGTATACTTATAAGTGCGGCATCAGGTTCTTCTGCTGCTGACCCAGTAATTCAATGCAGAGATGACAGTGGCAATATTAAATTTGAAGTTGAGCGAGACGGTGGTCTATTAACTCAGGGTCAACCTTCTAATTTAGGGGGGATTATTCACGGTGTTGGAGCATCTGGAAACATGCTTGTAGGAGACATACGGGCTTTTCACGCAACATCAGGAACAACTCTTACTACAGATCAAGCTGAGATAAGTAGTAGTGGCAGTGGGAACGCTGGTGTTTATATGGTTTTATGTTGGTCTATGGATAGTAATAGCAATAACAACACGCTAACTGATTCTAGCAACACTTTGTATACCTATGATGGTAGTGGTAATGAAAATGTAAAAACGGGTCATTCAGCACATTCTAAATGGGGTTTTGTTTTAAGGATTAGTTAATGCCAACGACTCAATTGCCCATTCCAATTAACGGCTACTCCGACAGTATGAATCTTCAGCACGGTGCTGAGGGTTTTAGTACATCAATGATGAATGTTGTTCCTATGGATGTGTGGCAAAATCGAAGGCGTGTGGGCACAAGGCAAGGCTTTACAGCAATAGCTGACATGGGCAACACTGATGATTTTAACATTCAAGAGATGCTTGAATATGAGGTTTATCGGTCTATTGAATTAGTAAGCGAGGTTATGATTGTTGCTGGCGGTTCTGTGTTTTACGCTGACAAGAATGGGGACACGCATGATGTTGCTTATAGCACCGCTGGGGCAACTGCAACGGTAACATTTACAGGTTTACCAACTGCTACTAAAAAAATAGTCATAACAGCAAATGATGGCAGTGCTTCAACTATAACAGCAACAGCCGATGGTTCGACTACAACTAGTAGTGATATTGATAATCCTACATTCCAAACCGTAACGGATGCAGCAACAACTGCTGGAAACCTAGCGACTTGCCTTAATGCAAACGCACATTTAACCGCTAGTGCTTCAGGTGCAGTTGTTACTATAACTCAAGTAGATGCAGGTTCTGCAACATCTACAGGAAACACAGAAATTACAGGTGATTTAGACAACGCTACATACACAAACTTTAGCGGTGCTGCATACGCTGCTGGTCAAAACAGAATACAAAACTACGATACCGTAAGGGCAGTTCAGTTTGGTAACAATGTGTATCTTGTTACAGGTAGACAGTATTACAAGATAGACTTCTCTAAATCAGTTCCAATTATTGAAGAATGGACAAACTACAACGGCACTGGTGACATGCCATCAGATAATGGTGGTAACAAATGTTCACTTATTACTAAATTTGGTGGTAGAATTGTTATGTCTGGCTTGTCATCAAGCAGAAACAATTGGTTTATGTCAAAGATTGGTGACCCAGAAGACTGGTCACCTACTGCAAGTTCAAACAGTGATGCACAGGCTGGTGACAGTTCAACTGAGTTTGGCATTTTAGGTGATCCTATTACGGCGATATTTCCGTTTGGTGATCAAGGCTTAATGATGGCAACACGGCACAACCTGACTTACTTAACCGCTGACCCTGTTGTTAGTGGTGCACAAATGGTAAAGATGAGCAACGGTGTAGGAGTTGTTGGTCCTGATGCATGGTGTCAAGGACCAGAGAAGACTTGCTATGTTGTTAGTAAAGACGGTGTGTATTTGATACAGCCAAACCAATTCAACATACAAAGAGGTCAAAGCACAACAACTGCAAGGCTAGACGGTTTCTTTGCTAGTCTTACTCCCAACGAAGTTGAGATTCATTTAGCTTACGATCCTCCTCGTTCTATGATAATGATGTTTGTTAACAGGACTTTAGACCCAGACAATGTTGTCCACTACATGCATCATATTCCAACACAGTCTTGGTGGACTTTACAAGTGTCTGATCCAAGAATGGATGTTGTAACTTCTACTTGCCTATTTTCTCCTTTAGCTGGAGACAGAGAAGGTCTTTGGATTGGCTTTGATTCGGGTCGCATTAGTTGTCAACCAACTACTGGCGTTGTGCCTTATGACGGTGGCATTCACACTAGTCCCTTGAAGTCTTTGCAAAACAACGCACCTGATCCTACAAACGAAAGAGTGTTTACAAGTAGACTTGCATGGAGTCCAATTAACTCTGGTCTTTCTAACGAGCGTTTGCTAATGAGTGAGATCGGTGTTCTTTTAGACACAAACGAATTGCCAGACGCAGCTAACGCACCAGATGGTTCTGCGACTATGGTCAAGTCTGGTCCTACGCTTAATCTTTATGGCGGTGACACTGCACAACTTCTTGCTGGTATATCTGGCGATGTTGGTGTAACAGAGACTAGGCAAACAATTGACGGTGGTGCAGCTGGTGCTTCTATTTCAACTTACTTAGATGGAGGCGATGCGGTAGGCAAAGCAACATGCACAGTAACCGTTGTTGCTTACAACTTGTTAGACGCTGGCGTTGATGGATTTACTCTTAAAGACACGACAGGTACATCAAAAACATTCTTGTCGCATGCTGCAACAACAGGTTCAACAACATTTGCTATTGGTGCAAATAACAACGCTACTGCTGCTAACATCGTAACTATGCTGGCTGACGGTTCTAACTCGGCATGGACAGGTGTAGCGGCAGACAATGTTGTAACAATTACACAAAACACAGCAGGTTCAAAGGGCAATCAACCTGTTACAAACACAGCAGAAGACACTGAGTTAACTACAACTAACTTTACTGGCGGTCAAATATCTATCGCAGGTATTGGGTATCCTTTGTACCCTGAAGTTATTATTGAATTAAGTGAAGCTACAATATCAGACTTAGACGGCAAGGATGTAATCTTTAACGACCTAAACGATGATCTTGGTGCAGTAACAATAACCTTTGAAAGTTCTCTTGCTACTAACGCATCAACTACTGCACAGGCTGGATGTTCTGATGCAGATGAAGACTTGCTTTCAATTATGAAGGGTTTAAGAAAAAGTATTGATCTTAATTACAAAGCAGGTTTACTAAACCTAAAAACAGAAGAGCCTTACTTGCATGCATCTGGCTCACCTGCGTACATGAAAATTAGAACTACAGATGCGTGGAATGGCTATAGCCCTATGCCTACAGTTACTGACGGTGGATCAGGTGCTGTTAACGCAAACTACATTCAAGCTGGTGGTGCAGACCCAGTGTTTACACACGATCAACTTGCTGAGTGGGCTGAGTTTGTTGACGGTGGTAAAGCCTCACGGGTTGGCGGTACACTAGCACTTCCAACATCAAGCAGTACATATTCACTAGATGACTCAGCTGCTTCTGAGACGCTAAGAAAGTGGTCGCTTGGAAATATGTACACTGTTCGTAAAATGGGTAACAGGTCTACTGGATCAGACCCTAGCCAATACGAAGGTGTGTGGGCTATATTTGACAAGTCAAGCAACAAGCCTCTCTATATTGCATCAGAGGCAACGGCAACAATTTCTCTTGCAAATATGACAACTACAGAAGTCTTGCCTTCGGGCTTTACTTCTAGCACGGCTATTACAGACCCAACGCAAGACGAGTCTGGTAAGAGTTTGTTGCAGAGTTGGACATTAAATGAGGGCAGGAACAATAGGTATAGGGTAAGAAATCGTGAAAGCGATTTTCAAGTTGAAATATCAGCATCTGGCACAGCTTGGGTATTGGAAGATATATCAGTAACAGTTGACGCTGGTGGTAAGTACAGAGGTTTAGTTTCGTGAGGTTAACAATGAAGCGATTTTTACAAACAATTAAATGGGTTATTCCAATTGCAATTATTGCACTTTTGTTTTTGGTTTCCTATTACTTTTATGGCGATCAGTCTTACACTAGTTTGGCGATCTTTGGTGCAATAGGCGGTTTGCTTGGTGGCGATGGCATTGAAGATGCCATTCACGGTGAGTATGGCAATATCTTAGAACTTCTTAGTGACATGACTAGCCAGATGCAAAATACTTACGAGCAAGACCGTGAAAGGTTTTCGCAAGGGTTCTTAGACATTCAAAACCAATGGGACACTACTCTTGATCAAATGAGAACTCAGTTAGGCGATGCTCATGCTGAGTCTATGGGTTACTTAAAGACTGGTGCCGATGATATGTATGAGCAAATGCGTCTTCAAGGTCAAGAGCGAGTTGGCTCTGAGATGGCAGCACAGACTAGAACAGGTCTAGCAAACACTTCGTTTGGTAGGGGTATGGTAGGGTCTATCGAATCACAGACTGCTCGTGACATTGGTACGGCTAAGTTTGGCGTGTCTAGGGAGCTCTCGTCTGCTGTAGAGCGTCATGCTCAAGCAATGCAGGGATTGAATCAGTACGGGCTAGAAGGCAGCACAGGGCTACAGCAGGCTCGTATAGGCGGTCTTTCAAAGTTAGACATGAACTGGATGAACATGCTACAGGGTCAGGTTGGCACTGAAGCTAATTACCGCCAGCAAAAGGCTGGCATGATTATTGGCAATGAGCAGCAAAATGTCGCTGTTGGTCAATCAGCAATTGCAAATATTGCAAGTGGGTTAGGTTTCTAATATGGCAGATAAAGACACAAGTTGGGAAAAAGATGCTAACCTAGTATTACATAGGTTAGATTCTATTGATAACGAGTTAGTTGACATGAACTCAAGACTCAGACACATTGAGAAGAATGTTTGGGTTTTGCAAGCTAAATCTGCCGTAATTGGTGGGATGGCAGGGTTAGCAGTAACATTAATAAGCCTGCTCATGAAGGGGGCAGGATGAAACGAATTTCTCTATTCTTCTCCATAACTCTTCTTGTGGGATGTTCACAAGTTGAGCGGATAGGTGCTAACAGCGAAGTGATTCGCAGTAACGCATCGGACACCATTAGTCACCTTGAGGTCATTATGGAAGCTGATGACTTCTCGGTGATTGAAGGTGAAGCAGCGTTAGCAATTAGCAAGCAAGAAGAAATAGTAGAACTCGCATCTGATATACAAATGACTTTGCCTAAAGTTAGAGACGCTACTCCTTGGTGGGCGAACTTAATTGATCGAGCGTTTATTGCTGCGTCAATTTTGGGCGTTACATTCTTAGTGTGGCATTTGGGCGTAGGTCATTTAGTTAAGCGTATTTTCTGGGCAATGGGAATGTTTATACCAAAAGGTGCTATGCGTTCAGCAGAGTTAGATTTTAAAGTAAACACAAATAGAGTAACACCATCTGAAGCAATAGCTGCACGCAGGGGTGGTGATCATGCATACGAAGCAGCAAGAAAAAAACTAAGAAAACGAGGTTATTGATATGGAATATTTAGCATCAGTCAGTGGATTTTTTGGAACAATTTGGTGGACAGCACTTATCGCAGCTCTTTCATTTTGTGCGGGGGTTGCGTTGAGTGCCCGTGTAAAAGCGTTTTTAAACAGGGGGTAAGGAATGACGGACTATCCAGACCGTAAAAAATTAGAAAGTTCTGTTCCCGAATCACTGGGCTCAAAGATGCGTTCTAGTGGTACGCTTGGCAACATTGCAGCTGGTGTTATTGGTGGACTTAAAAACACTCTTTTCCAAGCTAGTGGCACAAAGGAAAGGGCTAATTCTCTTTTTGACCAAGAAGAAGCTGTAAGAAAAGCACTTCTTGAAAAAGACATTGAGGCTTACGGTGCTAAGTTTGATAAGGCTTACATTGACGAGCAATATAAAGAGTTACAGGCAAATCAACAGAAGCAACGAAATTTAAGAGACAAACAGTATATGTCACAAAACAATTTAAGTGGAATACCTACTAATGTAACCGATTTAATGGCTTACAGTGAACAGTTTCGACTTGGTGGTGTTGGTGACAGCAAAATAAGAACTGACATATTTTAGGTGGTATTCATGGCAGACGAAAACAACATAAACATAGCAAACGGATTATCCGATCCTAATCTTCCAGAGCCGACAATGTCTTTAGGCACAGAAGGCAAACAAGACACAGCCCCTGTCAATGGTAGTGACAGGCAGGTAAGTCTTGGTGGTTACGGCGGTGTTAACTGGCAAGAGATTGCACCGACAAGCTTTGCTGAAAGAATTGATGCTGTTTATGGAACAGGCAATCCAGCAGGAACAATGGCTTGGTCTGTCGTAAGTGACATTGACGGCAATCCAGTTTTGGTTACCGAAGATGACAGAGGGCAGTTGCAAAGTATTAAGACTACTCCTTCACATGCTGCCACTGTTTTAACTCAACAGTCACGGTATGCAACTGCAATGGAAGAAAATGCTAAGGCTAAAATTGCTCTTTCTAAAAAGAAGAACGAACTTAAACCTCAGTTTAAAGCATCGTTAGATGAAGTAGACGATCCTGCTTATCAAGCTTTGCTTAGGTCAAGGTTTGAAGAAAACCCTGATCAAGCTATGAGCCAGCTAGTTACGCATCTTCAGACCAAAAGAAGGGATGAAGAAAAGGCTATAGAAGATGTTCAGATGCAGTTAGAAAATGAAGCGTTAAACAATGCTAATCAAAGGTCTACTGTTTTTACTGGCAATCTTCAAAGAGGGTTAACTGATGCCAACACTGTTTATCAGCAATCATTAAACAATCTTCAGGCAAACCCAGATGTAGCTGCTGCAAACATGACTCACGCAGAACGCAAATACCATGCTGGTATAGGTGCAGCAACCTATGGTCCAAAGTCTGGAAGGCAAGCGTTGCTATCTCCTAGTTCTCTTGGTCCTATGAAAATGGAAGCGTACAAGGCTTGGATTAAACACTTGTCAATGGGTGGGGTAGACGGAACGCCGTATCACTTTCCGCATCCAACAGGTGACCCTACTTTCTTAAGCCAAAGCGGTGACATGCTTGCACAGTTAAACTCTGTTGCTGCGTCATTAGGTTGGCAAGGTGTTTTAACACAAGATGACTTACCAGAAATTGTTACGGCTTTAAACAGTTACTACAATGTTCACGGGGAAGCAATTCAGATTCAAACACTGCAAGCAAAAGTTGATGAGTTGCAAAAGCAATTAGATTCTAATCTTCCACTAAATCAAGACTTGATTAAAGCTGATATTGAACAAGCTCAATCAGAAATGAAATCAGAGATGGCTTTAGATCGCAACAAAGACGGCGTTGTTGAAAGCTGGGAGCGTGACGCAGCGTCTCCTGTAGAAACTGCTCGTGCAGACCAAGTTCGTGGTGCTCATACTCAGAAAAGAGGCGAAGCCGTTATGGGTGCAATTGATAGAACAATGGAAGCACAATCTGCAAACCAAAAGAAAATAGAAAACAAGAAAAAAGAAATAGATGAAATCAAAGACAAGTTGTTCGAAATGAGGGAAAAAGGCTATGAAACTGATTCACACTACATCGAACTTGATAATAAGGCGATTGATTTAGAGAATGAGTTAAAAGTACTAGAGTCAAGCGACCCTGTTGGAACAGCAACATCAGAAGCTACTAAAATAGTAGAAGCTTTAGGTTTTAAAGCTGAAGGCAATGTAGAAGACGATGATTATGTATCAGCTTTAGAAGCGTGGAAAAACTACATTGACGCTGGTTTAGCTGACGATGCTACAGATGAAGAAAAAGAGCGATATAAAAACGCAGAATCTATAGCGTCTCAACTTAAAGCACTTCGTGATTTAATTAAGTAATAATTTAAAGGTTACACAATGGCTCAAAGCGATCCCATAGATACAAGCTTCTTGCAAGATTTTTCTAAGCGTGATAACGAACTAGGATTCTTAGACGATTTAATAGATGTAAGCAATCGAAAAGCGGAGTATGTTGCTAGTTATCGTAAGATGCTTGGCAACGCTATAAGCATGGCAAGAGAAGCTATCGAGTCTGGTCAAGATCAAGACTACGATTATGCTTCGGCTATTGAGTATATGAATAAGACTGGTGAATCACTTTACGACATACCCTCTGGTCGCTGGGCATCACGCCGTCCCGATACTGGTCAGCTTCTTAAATCTCCTGAACATGAAACTGCAAACCTTATGTATCTGGGTGAGATTGAGGCTGGTAACAGGATTGTTAGAAAAGGCAACAGAGAGTTTTCTCACAAGATACACGATCTTACCGATGAACAGAAATTAAAGTACAAGCAACAAATTGAAAGCGGTCAGGCTGTAACAAATTTAACTGGCGATGGCTGGCGTAAACCACAAGCGGGTCAAGCTCACAATCAAGACAGAATGGACAATGCAAGGCGAGCAGGAATGCTTGCCGCTAAAACTTACATAATCCCACAGTTTGAAGAGTTAATGGAACGAGCAACTGCGAACAATAGTGATATTGTTTCAGAGGCTAAGAAAGGCTTTGCCAGTGGTTTTTTTAAAGCGACTACTGGTGTAACCGCATGGTTTTTAGATGACTTCTTGGGTAAGTCATTTTTTGTCGATGATCTTGGTTTTGACATAGAGCAGGTTAACGAATGGGCTGAATCTTTTAAAGCTTTAAACGAAGCTGCTAACATGGAAATTCGACAAGAGGGGTTTGTGGGCGAAACAGCTGAGATGGTTGCTCAGTCTCTTCCAGCAACAGCTGCTGGTATTGGTGGTGCTTTGGTTGGCGGTGCAGTTGGTGGTCCAGCTGGTGCGATGTTTGGTGCAAGCACTTTATCGGGTCTTGTTGGCGGGGCTATGGGTGCGAGTGCTGCACAAACAAGAATGGATTTATACGAACATGAAGTAAACGCTTTTCTTGAATTGAATGGTTTAGAACCAAAGTTTACAGTTTCAACAGAAGAGCGTGAAAAAGCAATTAACCAACACGCTGCGTTTGAAGCAGGTTTTGAAGCATTAGGCAATGCACTTGGCTTTGGTGTTATTGGCAAGGGTTTGTCAAAGTTGTCAAAGACTAACCGTGGTAAACAGTTTTTGTCTAAGTCTGGTCGTGGTGCTTTAATTGGTGATATGTCTGATGCGTTTGCAAGACAAGCTTCAAGGGCTGGACTCCGTGGTAATACTTTAAAGATGACTCCAGCGTTTCTTGCAAACATAGCAACAGAAGGCACAACAGAAACACTTACTGAATATTTTCAAACTGGAAGCTTTGCAGAGATTGACCCAACTGCATGGGAAACTATGGATTTGGCTGGGGCTTTTGGTTCTGGTGTTTTGTTAAGTGTAATTATGTCTGGTCCAATGACAGGTGCAGCCGCAGCTGTAGACAGAATGGGAACTGACAAGAGGCGTAAACAGTTAGAGGCATCGCTTGGCATTTCAAAATCAACCCAGAAAACAAAATCAGAGTTTTGGCAAGAGACTTATACAGATACTGTTGAAGGTTTAAAAGCAGACACTCCTGAGGGAAGGCAGCAGACACTTAACGGTTGGACAGAGGCTGAAGCAGACGCAGAAGCTCAAATTGCTGACTTAGACAAAAGGGTTAACGCAGCACTAGCAGATGGCGAAACAACAACTGCTGCTGATTTGGCTAACCAGTTGCAAAGAAAGAAAGCAGAGTTAGAGGCTATACAAATAAACATAGCAGTAACTCAAGAGGTCATGGTAGGACAGGACGGTGCAAGACCTTCAGTAAGAAAGATGACTTCTCAAGAGGTCATAGACTCTGACAACGCAAGACTTGAGCGTAACGAAGACGGTTCTATTAAAGAGCCAAACCAGAAAAAAGTTGTTAACAATGAAAACCTAAACAAGCACGAGCAAAGAGCACAAGATGACTTGCAAGCTACTGATCCTGAACTTGAAGTTGTTTGGTATGAAGGCACCGATACACCTGCTTTCTTTAGACCTGAAACCCCAAAAACCGTTTATTTGCAACGAACTAACAGATCGCATCACACGGCACTTTATGCACTTGGCATGCACGAAGGTGGTGTTCATAGGGTTCAATATTTTGACCCCGTGTTATACAAAGCACTTCGGGATGCTTTAGGTGATGGGGAAATTCTGTTAAACGCACAGCTTTACATTGGAAGCTTAGAAGCCCAAGACGGTCCAAGCTTAGATAAAATAGGCGGTGCGTTAATTCATCATTTAATGCAAGGTAAATCGCTAGAGTCTTTTGACATTCAAACTGCGGAAGCCGCACAGATATATTTAGAACAAGAAGGTGTTGCAGTAGCTGTAGAGCAAGCAATGAAGGGTGTTTACGGTGGCACATTTGGAAACATCCTGAGGCGTGTGGGTATAGGCACAAAGGCTGGAAAAGCAACTGCAAGATTCCTTAACATTCTTCAACAAAGTGCAAGAGCAAAAGCAACTGAGGTAGGAGGTCGTTTTGAAGTAACTGGCGATCTCGGTCAAAGAAGAGAAGAGGAAAGAAGAAAAGCGTTAATTCAAGGTGGGCAGGCAGCACAAGAAGCGGAAGCTTTGTTTGATCGAACTGAAACGCTTACTCCTGAAGAAGCTGCAGAGCTTTTTCCTGACACTTTAGAAGCACGAGAGATAGTGAAAGTTGCTAAGAAGAGAGGTAGCATTGCACCGCCTCCAAAGATAGAAACTGTTGAAGAACTTTGGGCTGCACCACAGCAAAAGATTACTTCTGAAAAAACCGACCTTGGTACAACCGCTGAAGATAGCACCTATTTACCAAGACTGTTTAAAAACAAATTGCTAGATAAAGTGGGGTTACATTTTGGCGTTGCTTATCCTGAGTCTGGCATGGTTAACGCTAACCTTGCGTCTGGCAAGTCTAACGCAGTAAGCAGAAGCTTTGATGAATTTGGCGTAACTAACTACAACTATGATCCGTTCTTAAGAGACGCTAGTGAAAACAAAGAGTTTGTAAAGAAAGTGGGTGGAGGCAAGGCTGACACTGCAACAATTAGCAACGCATTAAATGTAATTAAAGAGTCTGGTGCTAGAGCACAGTTAATAGCACAGGCTGCTAATGTTATTAAAGAAGAAGGCACTGCGTTCTTTACTGTTTATGAGGGTGATGGAACTGGTACTGGAAAGGTAACTAGATCAGGTTATCAAACTAACAGAAAACTTAAGAGTTACATTCCAGAAGTAGAGCAATACTTTGAAACAGTCCAAATGCGTTACGGCGTTATTGCTGCAACTAACCCAAGAATGGAAGCTCGGAATCTATGGACTAAAACGAAACAAAATGCAGCGGTCAAGGCAGCAAAAACACTTGTGCTCAATCAAGTTGCACCAACCGAGTATTTGCGTGGTCTTGCTAAAAACGAAGAAGCATTTGAAAAGGCTGGGCTTTTACCATTAGACTTTATTGATACTGAAAAAGTCCGAGCGTTTAAGATTCCTGCTATTGACGCTGGCTATGTTTTAGTCAAAGAAGATTTGTTTACTTACAAGATTGTAGGTGCCTACAACAATGAAGCGTCTGTTACGGCTGTAATGGATACCTTTGTTAATCACGCTAAGACATTGATTGATGAAGGCTCACTGTCTTTAGACGGTGTTAAACAAGAAGCAGTAATTAACCAAGAGATAGAAGACGGTGTTGAGGTTATTTCATTAGCAGAGGTTCGTCTTTTGGCTGAAGAAGAAACAGAAGCGTCAACTCCTGCTGAAGTTGCTAAGTTGCTTTCAGCTGTTGATCTTCTTCCTACGACAAGGTATTACGATCTTGAAAAACAACTTGATGAAATGGAAAACGAAGTTCCTGAGTTGCGTAAGGCTAAAGAAGAAGTAGATGAACTTCGATTGCACAAAGATTCGTTTGCCAACCATGCTAAAAAGACTGGTCTTAAATCAGATAAAGAAACTGCTGAAAATACAAAAAAACAATGGGACAAAGCAAAGAAGAAACTAGATGATCTTCGTGACCCAGAAAACAAAAACTACGCATACACAAAGGAAATGGACAGTGTGTTTGCTGAAATGATAGATCTTGAATCTGAGATGTATGACAAGATTGGCTTAAACATTCCAGAGCGTGGCAGAAAGCAGCGACATCGTGGAACAGTATTAAGGGAAAGACTTGACATTCGTTCTCAGGCGATACTTGGAAAAGTTAAAAGAAAACACAAAGACAAGTTTATTGAAGAGGTTATGGCTCGTGCAATGGTAGAAGAATTGTTGTGGGCTAATGCTCATGGCAATTGGGACGCAAGCACTTGGTACGCATCATCCATAGACAGGATGTGGGACGCTGTAGAGCTTTTAGAGCCTGATCTCAGAAAAGACAGTGATCACGGAATTGTTCTTACTTTAATGCTTGCATTGCAATCAAACGGAGAAAAGGTAGACAGAAACCTTAAGCTTTCTTTAAAGGCGTATAGGTACTGGAAAAGGAAGGGCAAGTTTCCACCAAAAAGTGGGCAATACAGAGATGTTGACTTTGACAAGTTGCAGATGTTGCACAACTACTTTGGGTCTTGGAAGAAGTTAGATAAGTGGCTTCGTCAAGAAAGACTTTTCGGTGAAACTAAAAAAGAAGTCAAAGAAATGGTTGAGAATAACCCCGACATCTTCCCACCTGAAAAAGTTTATAAACCTAGCGGGGGACTTAAAAGTGCTTGGGACTTAGACGAGTATTTAGTTAAAGAAATGACTTGGAATGCATATGTTCTTGGTCCTAAACTTGGTGCTTTTTACCTTAACAATGGGGGTGAGTTTAATCCTATTACGCAAGATCTTTGGTTTGCTCGTACATTCTATAGATTGCAAGGCATGCAAAAGAATGAGCTGTTGACTAAAGAGGTTAACAGTATGAAGCGACTGTCTGAAGAGATATCTAAAGTTAAAGAGTCAGACTGGGGAACGGACGCTGTTGCTGGTTTTCATCCCGATATGTTGAACGATATAGAAAGCCTTAACTCTTGGGTAGAAGAAACTGGCAAAGAATACGCACGCAAAAACTTCAAGGAAAAAAACCCAACAAAGAAAAAGTTTTACACAATTGTTAATGGATGGTACAAGCTTGTTAAAGAAGACAAGAAAGCTGTTGCCACTTCTACCGAAAGAGGTCAGGCTATTCGTGTAGTTAAAGAAGCTGTTCGGATAATGAAGGAAGAGCACGGCATTGAATTAAACAACGCATCTGCTCAAGCAATGCTTTGGTATTTTGAAAAAGAGTTGTACGCAAACATGAGTTCTGAGACTACTCCGTTTGGTCAAGACTTTGGAACTATAGCTGACGATCTTGTTAAGCAAGAGCATTTTCTTAAAAACAGAGTAGACCCGACTATGGCTGCAAGGTCGCTCAACCTAGTAAGAGACAGTAGGTTTGGCGTTGGTAAGCGTGTGGGTAATAACACCTACATTGAAATTAGTTATTTGGGTGTGTTGCCTCAGGACGCTGTTGACGGTGTTAATCGTATTAAAGAAGAATACGATGAAGACTTTAAGGTGGTTAAATACAACACTAAGACTGGCGATGTCAGCCTTATTGTTTCACCAGAGTTTGATACTGTTCAAGAGCCTAAGATTGAAGCATCTGTTAAATACACAAAGTCAACCGACACGGTGGGTGATCGTAGGGCTGGCTCAACTGTTTATCATCACAAGTGGTTAATGGTTGAAGACGATTACACTGGGTTTGATGTTGAGGACTCAATGGTTCGCACTGAGGTAATTAACAAGGAAATTGATAGGCTTAGTTTAAGTCGCAATCAGATTGGTTCTTCAAAGGTTTGGAGCACTGTTCTCGAATCATTAGGCTCAAAGCCAATGGAAGCACGCCGCATTGAAAGCAAGGTCGGTCCAGCGACTTACTATCCAAAGCTTGCCAGTATATTAGAGAGTCTCAGACAGCCTAAGATGCCACCTGATCAACTCAGGAAATACTTGGTAGGCAAAGGGGTCAGCAAGCAGGAAATGATCTGGACGGGCTTAGACGAGTTCCTAGACGCTTCTACAGGATCAGTGTTAATTGAAGACGCTATACAAGCTGTTAAGCCACTTAAGTTGCACCATGTTGAATTAAATGCTTTTGCTGAGTGGGACGAAGAAAATACTGACGCTTCTGGAGAAGAATTTGTTTTGCGTTTTGATGACGAATTTAATCAAGAAATTGACGGTTATGATATTGAAATAGCGGCTGGCAAAACGATTCCAGCAGGAGCTCAATACCACACATATGTTCCACCGTATTACGATGAACGAAAAGACATATACGGTTATTCGGAACACATCATTCAATGGGATGCAACCGAGTTTGATTTAGGCGTAATAGAAACGACACAAGTGCGAAATAACTATTGGCAAACAAGTCGTTCGCAGTTTCTATACACACTAGTACGCCACATGACTGCATTGAACTACAGTTTTAGCGGTGGAGTGTGGAGTGAGTTTGATAGAACGCTTGAGTTAGTAGAGCAAGCTGCTGCTGATGCGTCTGTTCAGTTTGAAGAGGAGTCAAGAGAAATTAAAGCAGAAGATATTGCCTTTTATCTTCCTCGTGTTCCTCGTGGTATAAATTCCAAAGCACACGACTTTGCTTGGGCTTACATTCAATTGTTTTATGAGCGAGGCACGGACTGGGTAAAACCACTTAGGGACATGAAAGCAACAAACGACAGGGGAGTAGGTCCATTAAAAGCATACGGTAAAACTCAGGACACCCTTATTCAAGAGTTTGCAACTGTAATAAAAAATCAAATGGGAAAACGTTTAGCAAAACCATCATTCCTTAGTGCATCAACTAGACAAGAAGCGGAAGCAGGGGGTTATACATATGAGCCACACTCCTCAAGTACGGGCAGAGTCTTTATAGCATATCAACAATTGATGATGGGCAAAGAAGAAAGCGTACTTGAGGTTACTGACGCACTAAAAAAACACACGGGTCTTTATTACCACGCTGTTAGAAATAATGCAAGCCCAATGGACTACATACCGACTAGTGGCAGAAACCCCTTAGACAGAGCGTTTAACTTTATTTTAAGATTTGCGGATGTTTCTGAAGCAGAGTTGTTAAACCAGTATTCAGCAAAAGTAAAAGACGCAGTTGGATCTGCATACCAAGTCGTAGAAGAATCTTCTGGTTTTACACGGCATCACTGGAAAGGCATTGACAACGCATTAGCACACACTAGAACTTTTACCATGAGTGTGCCAAGACCTGATGGATATCCTACTCATGCTTATGATGAAAGCGGTGAGATCACGGGATTGCTTCCAGCTGCAATAAAAGAACTGCAAGTTATTGAAGCACAAAGCGACTGGGCTAACAAAGCTGTTAGTTCTCCTGTCATGCGTAATCCGTGGACATTGGGTGAAGTAAATGAAGTATCTAAACTCCATCCAGACATTCTTACTGACGCTGGTAATGTGCCTACGGCAGAACTCAACGAAGCCGAATTAAGAGTAAGGAAAACACTGGACACAGTTACTTCGCTTTCATTTGATGTAGATGTGGTGCAACTGACACCCTCTAAAAGATTTCAAGATATAGAAGCACTCCATCCAGCTCATCTGCCAACGACTCTTGATGTGTTAAACAAATTGTTTTTAAATAGGTTCTACACACTTAAAGCATCTGCAAAAACAGAGTATGCAAGAAATTCACATCCAAACCACATTGAGTCAACCTCGATTGATGTTGCAGACTTACTAGACTCAAGCTTTTTTAATACCCCAGAAACAACTTTTAGTGAGTCAATGTTAAAAGAACTTGACTACGATCCCTCTAAACCCTACCTGTTTTTTAATAAAGACGGTGAAACATCGGTTGCATATCGCTTGATTGAAAAAGGTGTGTTTGATTTTGAGTATTGGACAGAAACTGACGAGTCAGGACTTTATCCTGTCGTGCAAATAAAGTTGACAGATTTAGGAAAACGGTTCTTTGATGAGATTCAAAATTCATACGCTTATAAAGCATTCTTAATGAGCCGTCACGAACGAAAAAATACTATTCCAGCTGGTCCATTTGTTATTGGCGATAACTTAAAAGCAGATGACGCATGGCACGGTTTGGTAATTAAACAAATGATTGCACAAGCTGTTGAGCAGGGAGCAGACTCCCTGTTCTGGGCTGACTTAGAATTTGTAAACACTGCTGCTGGAATTGAAAAGTCTGATGACACTTCATACGCTCAACAAGCCAACATTCTTAAAAAGATAGCCAAGAAGGTAGACCGTGATGCTAAGTTTACTAGAGTTTTTGGTGAAAAGGAACCAATCCCACCATTGTCACAAACTACTGGAGGAGTTAAATCTCCCTCTGGTTGGAGGCTAGAGATTACTGACAAGATTCGTGAATCTGTAAGAGAAGGCATGCCAATGTTTGGCAATACAGCAATGAACGCACGCAGGGACATTGGTCTTAAGATTGCCAAAACTAACGCATCTCTTCGTCAAAGCAAAGATCCAATGCACTGGGGTCTTGCAGACGCATTTGATTTAATTCCTATTCAAGATTACTTTGATAACGGAAACGATCAGTTCTTAAAAGGATTTTGGGAAGTTGAAATAGAGCCGTTAGTTTCAGAGTATGTGCACGCACTTGATAGAACTTTTTCTCAAAACTATTTTAAGAGCGAAGAAAGTAAATCAAACGATCCTATAACACAACTTCTTTATCAAATTGCTGGAATAGAATACACTCCAAATTTAGAAGTGCCAGACAGCGTCTGGTCTACTGTTGCAGAACTTTTCCCTGAGCCAGAGAACAAAGAGTCTACACCAATTGAAGTGCTGTTAAAACTAACAAGAGTGTTGCGTTTGTTAGACTCAATGGTTGATGGGATTCGGGTTGGTGGATTTCCGTACAAGCCTATGGAAGATAGCGTTATTACTTTCACCGATCCTAAGAACACTATGGATTTGCTTGCGGGAGTCTCTGCTGCTAAAAAAGAAGGAAAGAGTTCAGTAGTAAGAGAAACGCCGATTGATGAACAAGGTGACGAGACAAGTTCTGTTTTAATGAATGTGCTGGCAAAACTTATTTACGCTTATCCGCTAGGTTTTGGTTATGAAAATCTTGATCTACCTGACTCAACGGTAAACAGAAAGAACCCCACGGGTGAAAATTTGCTTAATAAAGACGCATTGGATACAGCTGTAGACCGACTAAACAGAGAGCGTCCTTACCTAGCAGAATCAGATAAAGAATATCTTATTAGCGTTTACGACCGTGTTCACCCGATTCCTCAAAGGCGTAGACTTCTTATGCCTAGTCTTCCTTACGATAAGTACCAACCTGTCCAACAGGAAATCGAAGGTCGTGAGCCTTTTATAATGGACGCACCAGCAAGAGGAGCGTGGAACCTTGAGTCTGTGGTTGACGAAGGCGAAAGAGCAAGTCTTGAAGAGTTTTTAGGGTTTAATCTTAACAATCTTCCAAAGGACACTAGGTTAGATACAATTCATGTTAGCTCTTGGGATAACAGAAGCGAGCAATCAAAGATTGCTCTTATTGCTAGAACAGGAAAAAGTGGTAATTACACTTCTAAAGTATTAGCTTTAAACCCAGCTGGCACATGGATACCTGCACAATCATTTGAGCACAAACACAAGACTGCAAAAGAAGGCGTAGAGTATGCGATAAACTTCTTAAAAGACAGATGGTTTCCTGTAGCTAGAGAATCAGCAGAGGCTATGTCGTTTGTTGAAGTTCTAAAGTCAGACACTGAAATGCGTGCTAGAAAACTTGGTTCAAGGCGTAGGCGTACATCAATAGTTGATTCTCCCGCACTTGGAATGATGATGCGTGATGAAGAAGAACAAGCTGCGTTAAGCCCAGTGCAGCGTGATCCGTTTAGAGCTGGCTTTAGAGCTGGTGCACGATCACTAAGAAAGCTTAGAAACCAACAAGAAAAAGAAGAGCGTAAACACGCAGTTGAAACTGCTAAGTCTAAGGCTCGTGCAAGAGAAGCCCGCAAGTTAGAAGCACAACGCAAGAGACTTGAGAATAAGTTAGAAAGAGTTAAAGCAAAAGCTTTAGAGGCAGAGAAGCTTCGTGACACGGCAATCGCTTTAGTCAATTTACTTCCTGTAAAACTTAGAGGCAAGCTTGCTACTCGTTTAGCTAGGGTTACAACTGCTCACAGGTTGGGCAAACTAGCGGAGCGTGCAGTTCAGTTAGCTGCACAACACGAATACAGGGAGTCAGTTGTAAGGCTTCGCCATGTTAAGAGGCGTTTAAAAAAGCGTAAACTTGGCATGAGCAATCAAGTCCGTGAAGACATTAACAAAAAGATTCGTGAAGCAGAGCGTGCTGCGTACCAAACTGGAAGCACAAGAATGCTACCAGCCAAAGGTGAAAAACTTAAAGCACAGGATGCTTATGAAATATCTGAAATAGTTAATGGACTTGTTGACGAAGCAATTGTAATTGCGAAAGAAGCGTCAATAGAATACCGTGCATCTAAAGAGGCAAAGGCTGAGAGACTTGGCGGTGCTGCGTTTGCACTAATTGAATCGTTAATTAAGGGTAAACCAAGACCACTGTCACGGCGTGGCAAGCGTTTTAATCGTAAGAGCAAGCGTTGGTTTAGAAATACCAAAACAACAATTACATTAGTTGAAGAACTAACTCAATTTGCTTCTCCAGAAGATGCGGCGTTAATTGCTGACATACTTCATCATGATTTGACCAATGGCGAATCATTATCTTTGCTTGAAATGAAACGCATATTTGAAGAGGCTGATAGACTTGCAAGAAATGCTGGGTACAAAAGCTTTACTCACTTGCTAGATGTGTCTGGTGCAACAGGGTATGGTGCTGTCACAGAAACATACAATGTGGTTTTAGGTGGTGAAGAAATAACAGTTACTCTTGGTGAACTGTTAAAGCTTTATGCTCTTGACCCTGAAACAGTTGACGCTGTTGTTACTGAACTTGATTCTGATGGCAATGTTGTTAAGAAAGGTGTTGGTTTGCAGTTTGAAGAAGGTAGAACTGTACATCCAATACTTAATGTTACAAGACAAGAATTGTTAAAAGCCACTGGTCAACTTACTCCTCAGCATAAAGACATGATTCACGGTCTTAAGTCTGCACGAGAGCAACTTAGAGATGTAGCTTTTAAAGCGTATTACGATATACACGGGACTGAACCAAGATTTGTTGAAGGCTATGAACCGAGATCAAGAGAACAATCTGCAAAAAGAGCTGAAGCAAGTTTAGAAGTTTCTTCTATGACTGCTAGTTTTATTGATGAAGCTGGTTACACCAAGGAAAGAACTGGTGGCGGTCAAGCTATTATGGTTGGCAACTTTGTTAACGACTTTATTTCATCAAGCGAAAACTTAAGTAAGCTTGCTCACATGGCTATTCCAGCAAGAAACGCTATTAGTTTAATTAACCAAAGAGAAGTTAAAGATGCAATCAACACATTTTTAGGTGCTGATTTTCACAAAGACGTTGAGAACAGGTTAATGCATGGTGCTGGCATGGTTCAAAGACAGCGTGATGTGTTTGGCATAATTGGTGGTAACATTGCTAGGGCTTACCTTACATTAAACAAACAAACTTGGCTTCGTGTTTTAGTTGGCGGTGTAGCAAACCTTACAATTAAACTGTCACCATCGGACATGCTCTTCGGTCTTGCTTCACTTGGAAGTGTTAGGAGAAATCTTAATGAAGCGTGGTCTGGTAGTGGCTACTTGTGGGCACGATCTCTTTCGGGGGCAATGCGTAGGTACACTCAAGAAACAGAGCAAACAGCAGGTCGAATTGCAGACACGGCTTCAATAATGAGAAGCCTTGAAAAGATTGGCAAGTCTTTGGCTCGTGCTATAACAGAAGTTTCGCATGGCAAGATTTCAAACGCAAAAGAGTACGTTGTAGACATTGCAAAAGAAATCTATGGACTTCCTGACACTGTCCATGTTATGCAGTTGTGCGACAACCTTGTTACTGCTGTTGCTTACGGAGCCTTCCGTGCAAAATATGCAAGGGCTGGTTTAACAGGCGGTGAACTAATTGCAGCTGCGTCTAAAGCAACAGAGTCTGTTATTCGTACAACGCAAAACACTTCATCGGGGTTAGACGCAACAGTGCTTGACGCTAACGATGCGGTTGGAGGTAAAGAATGGAGAGCCTTGTTCCCGTTTGTAAGTGATCCTGTTACTAAGGCTAACACTGTTTACACGGCTATTCGCTATGGAACAATGAAGCAAAAAGCAATTGCTGCACAAGGCTTTGTTTTAGCAAACGCTATTAACGCAGGGGTTACATTTGCCTTTGGAACTTTGGTTGCACTGGTTATTAAATCGCTTACTAGTGATGAAGAAGACGAGCGTACTCGTGAAATGTTGTCTTTACTTGCAGAAGCAGAACAAATTAAGTTAGAAAATAGAGTTAGGTCAAACTTAATTCAAGGGTTGCTTGACCAACTTGGCTATGCAGGAGTTGCTACGGGTTGGTTAATGGGGGCGTTTGAAGGTTACGGTGTAGACTTGCCACAGTTAGCAGCTGGAGAGTTTGATAACTTAGCCAGATCATTGGCTGGTATTGTTGCTGAAATGACAAAAGAAGATACTGACTGGGATAAAGTAGAACAGCATATGTGGGATGCAAGTGAAACCTTGCGAATAGCGTTAGGTGATCCAACTGTTATGCCTCAACGGTTGGCTGAAAGAATTGAAAGGGGTACAACTCCAGCTTCAAAAGTCCTTGAGCGTTCTAAAAGAACTATTGAAAAGCAAACCCCATTAGATTTCTTGTTTAATCAAGAACCTCGCAAATTAACGAAGAGGGAAAGCAACTTAATTAAAATACTTAAAAGGCAAGAAGAACGAGAAGAATTTGAGCGGTTAAAAGAAGTGGAGCAAGAGGAATGAGTGGAAGCAGTAGTGAAGTTGTTGAGATGATCAACACACTGGGTTTCCCTGTGTTCATGGCTGTCATTAT